TATAAAACACATCATCTACAAACGAGCCAGATAAGACAACAAAATACGTTTAATTGTAACGAGCCATATGATGCAAAGTATAACATTTCAATGAAACGGGTATGAGGGGATAAAATCTAACACAATGAAGAGGAACGCGTCAGGGCAATATAAACAACACGGTACAAGTAAACGTGCTGTTAAAGCAAATTTAACACAGGGTATTTAAACGTGATATCACGAAAAATTTAATACAGAAATTTTAAAACGAGTTAACCCTGGTAACTAAACACAGAATTTTTAAACGAGCTACACGCTGTTATAAAACACATCATCTACAAACGAGACAGAGAAACCAACTAAACACAACATAGATGAACGAGACAGGTCGCAGTACTAAACACATTACCAAAAAACGAGCTACGCAGTTTTATAAAACACAGAACTTTTAAACGAGCTATGAGATCAAATTAAACACATCCGTGTTGAACGAGTTCAACTTAACAAAGCGTCGTAATAACGCTTTGTTAAGTCATATCTTGAATTTACTTTATCGAACGCACCATTAATAACTTTTGTAATAGCAGTAGTCGTTTCACGCGAAACATCATCGCCTTTTACGTCCAACCCATGCACATAGAAAAACCAGCCGGCCGCTTCTAGTTTGTACTTACTGGCTACTAGGTCAGGATTTTCTATGCAATTCTCAACTACTGACGCGCTGAATCGATTGTAATTCATTTTACCAGTAAGTTGGATAGCCCCACGACCACGGTACTTCCATCCATCTTGGCTTTCTTCGTTGCCGTTGCTCATGCGATTAGCATACACTCGCGAAGCTATTTTAACTGGGTTTCCGGCATATTCATCGACATTACTAAGGTTGAAATATTTAGGGAAAACTTCTAAAAGTCTGCCCCTGGAATAATTCAAATTTTCTTCAAATTTAGTAAACCCTTGAGATTCCCAGTGACACTGCCCAAGAAAATTAGCTACTTTTTCCGGCGTATCTAGTTTAAACTTTACTAATACCGCCGGTAAATCGTTATAGATTTGAACTGGTAGGAGTTTCTTTACTCTCGCGATGTCTACGCTCATTTTGCAGCTTCCGGTAATCGGTGTACGCTTTAAACGCATACCCCATTAATAAAGTCGTGGACGTTTGCACCATGCCACCAATAGCCACAATGTGACCGGCTTCCCTGTCCCGGCTATCTAACAACGTGACAAGATCAAAAGTCCTGAATGTAACTTCCCACAGCATACAACACATGAAAATAATAACAGCACGGCTAAAGAAGTTATGTTTTTCTAAGGCTTGCAGTATCATTTTATCGTAGCGTGTTGGTCTAAGAACTTAAGAACTTCACGCACTCCTATGGCGGCACGTTCTACTTCTTGGGCGTTCCCAAGAATGGTTGCTTCAATTTCTGGTTCCAATTCGATTGGCTGAAAGTCTTTAGGTCGTCGTAAATTATCTTCGGGAACTCCGGAGGAGGCGGACATTCTTTTTCCACAAATTTTGTCGGCTGAAACGTTGACGCGCAACCGCTGATTAACATCAGCAAGATTAGTGGATAACTCTTTGTTTTCTTTAGCATATTCAGTCACCATGTCAATATATGAATTTCTAAACTGTTCTTTGAGGTTTTTAATCTCGCGTTCGTTGTCGGCAATCAATTTTGCTTCTTTCTTTGTATCAGCTACTTCACGCGATCGATATTCTTTAACCGCTGCTTCATAACCGGTTTTATAAACTTGATGGTGCCAGTAAAAATAAGCACCCGCTAAAGCAAGCAATAAAACAAGAACCCCAACGAGTTTACCGCCTTTGCTAAAAGCAAACTCTATTAGTTGTGGAGGTATAGGAATCATTGGAACAGACTCATAAGGTAAGGTTTAAACACATAGAACGCTGCCGAAAAAGCGGCTACGTATATAGCGGCCTTGTACAACGTATCCAGGAAAGAGAAACCGGCTCGAGATCGCTCTAAGTAAGGGAGGTATGTTTTTAAGTCCTTTTCTATGCTTTCTACGGACTTGATTACTTTATCCTGCCCTGTCTTTATTTCTTTTGCTAAAGTAGATAACTCCTCTTGCTTTACCTCAAGTGCGCCGATCCTAGCAGAATTAGTAGCCACTTGCATAGCTAACACGTCCTCTTTACGCATATGCGAATACGTTCTAGGAGTCATTTTAACCCCCTAAATAGGTTGATGGATACGTGCTTTCTAAGCCGCCACTTGGCGACCCAGTCACTTGTGCGGTTTGCATAAACTCTATCCATAATGGTATATAGTTCAACCCGCCTGATCCAGTTTGATTAGTACGCTGTACAAATAAGTGCGATACTTTCAATGTCAATTTATTAAAATCGTATAACTGCTGCATTGTAGGGACGTACTCAGGCGGTTTTTCAGATGGCGGTAGATGCTGTGTAGCGGGGCCTAAATTGGAGGAAAAATTTCCCGCCTGTATAGAGTTCCACAACATCATGTTACCGTATTCTTGGCCGAAATACGGGTAAATGCCCTGGTACGGCACTGATAGCCTATTACCTGCTTGCCACAAACCAGGATCATTAATAAAAGAGTCTGGCGTACCTAAGCCGCCTTTAGCTGATCGTACGGCTTCTACGTTCAAAGAAAGGTTATCTTTGTTCCAGTTTGCCCATTGATAGCAATGTTTACCCGGGAATTTAGTTTTCATGCGTTGCAATAAAACCCCAGTGAAAGCGTACCAATCCGCCTTACGTTGTGCAGTAACAAAAGTGTTATTAGTACTGTGTGGGTTACAGATAGCTTCGCTTAGCCCTATCGCGTAAAATGTATTTGCATACTGCGGCCGGGTTTTCATGTGCTCAGCTAATTTATCGATAAAGGTTAGGTATTTAGCCTGTAAGTCAGTGTCCCACAAGCAAGGTGAGTATGAAATATTACCAGTAGACCCTTTAACGTAAGGATACACTCCACCGTCATAGGTAGCTGTTTTGTAGGCTGTTGGCACACTGTCTGATCCTAGTAAACTGAACAACATAACCAACTTTTTGCCTGTTGCCGCCATATCTACTAAGTCTTGATCTATAGCCGAAAAATTGTACACACCGGCTTGTGTTTCTATACCCGCCCATGAGTACCTCAACTGGCCGCCACGGAAATTGTAGTTCTTTATGTGGTCGTAGAATTCGGTTTTACCGGCGATACCTGTAGCCGAATAGGAAGGCAAAGAATATATCCCAGGTGCCCAATCGTATAACTGCCCACTAGGTGGAGGCGGCGGGTTAACAATATCCGTATCACCTGTCTTGCGCCTAGTGTACAATCGACCAAAAGGGTTTTTGTAACTTGATCTATGTGGCATGGTTAAAACTCCAAAGTAACGTATAAACGAGTAACACCCACTACCTCATTGGCTGTTGTTGCTTGCACGGCAAAAGTCAATGCTTTAGATACTGCCGTGTCTACCGCCAATGTTTTAGCTGCTGCGGTAGTACTGCCAATATCATTTTGAGTAAACTCGGTTAGCAAAGTTTCTTGTTTTGCTTTGTCGTTCTGATTAAAAAACCCACATACTATGCCTGCTGTGACTTGTGCTGCTACGTTTACCGTTATGTTTATTAACCTGTTGGCGGTGCCGTCCAAATACGCTTTAAAGTTTTTAGCTGTAGCGCTTCCGGTATAGAATGTTTTAGCAAAAACGCGCACTTCAGAATTCTTGTTTAGCGGCGGCAAGGCTACACTAAATGGTAATGTGGCATCAGCGCCTTTAAGAGTAACCGTAGGAGTGCCCAAACCGGCAGCGTAAGCTAAATCAATCTCATAGTTATCAGCATCTATTACGGCTAGTACCTTATACCAACCCGCAACACCTGTACCAGACCACGCAGTAATAGACACACGTATATCAACACCGGCCTGTACTGCTACACCTTGTGTTAATAAATGCCCCACTGCGGTTATGCGTACCTTGCCGCCTGTACCGTTTGAAATTGCTGTAGCTTGTGTTTGCGGGAATATGCAGCCCATATTGATAAATTCATTGGCAAGTGGTTGCCTGCCATCGCAAATACCCCATTCTTCGAAACCTGTTGTCGCATTCGCACGATATCGTATCCCCGCACCACGGACGCCAAAATCAGTCACGTGGAAATATTCACGGTCATAATCAACCGGGTTTTTTGTCACCATATTGGCGTATGTACCGTACTCGATACCCGATATGATCGTACCTGAAGAATCTAACAAGTTACCGAAAGCATCATAGACAGGGACACCCTGCTGCCGCATTTCCGTTAAACCTACGATTTTGGTGATATTCAGTGCGAACTGTTTAAAACAAGTTAAGTTCGGTGTTGTGGATTTTACAAGATACCCATATTTGTACCACGCGCCGGCGTCCATAACTTCGACTGTTGTTATTTTCAATAACGCACTTTCAGTTCCTATGTTTTCCGCGGACTTAATATCGATTTCGTCGTCAGCGTTCCAATCAGCTAAGATACCACTGATGTTAGTACCTGCAAAATTCTGCTTACTTACCGCGATAAACCCTGTTCCGCCTACCGTTAAATTTACAAACGTATCGGGGCCTACCACAACGCCACCTGGCGTTATCCGCATCCAACCTACACCTGGATCGGCCATGACAGCACTTGCGCCTAATTTATATAGATAGCCCGCCTTATCACCTTGCACGACGCCGCCCGTTAAGCCGAGAATCCTTTTAATTGGTTCCCGGAACTGCATTACTTGGTCAACTATATATGACATCTAACACCTCATTTTTAATATGCGTAAGTAGCTGCTGCGCTTGCCTGTAATACTGGTTGATCTGTCGCTACGCCGGTGTCTGGGTTTCTGGCGTACTTCAGTGATCCAGTGGCGTTTTCAATTCTGTGCACTCGCCACACAGGATCGGTTAACTGCGCTGTAATGACTTGCGTGACTGCGACATACGTGTATGATGCGTTTGTCGCTACGTCAATTTCGGTGCGTAGTGGTCTGTTAATTACTTCGGTTATGATCTGGTCAAAAGGCATTTTTTACAATCCTATGGTTGATTACGATTTACTACGAAATATACTACATGTCGTCTTAGTTGCACTGCTCTTACCTGTTTACGAATCATTTATTAGCACCTTCCATGAGTGGGTAAGCCGTTGCCGCAGAGCCTATCGTGAGTCGTCTAACAAGTTCAGGCGGTAATTGTTTAGGTTTAACTTTCTGCGCTGCTTTCAACAAATTAGGATTCATCGCCTGTTCAATTTTACCCTGTTTAACAAAATTGCCAAGTGGTTGAACAAACAATTCCTTTATGTAGGGTATGCCTGAAAATCTTTGCGCTAAATTTGCCACGGCTTGAGAAGTCCCGGAGTTATTAACCGCTGCGCCGGCCGGCTGCTGCGCTATAGCATTCGCTGCTACTGACATGTCCTTAAACAGTGTCAATTCTTCTTTGTTAAATATAGTTCTTAATTTTGGCATGCCTATGTTCTTAAGTGCGCGATCAAAACCGGATGCACTGAACTTAGCGAATTCGTCAGCTTTACTGTTTGTTGCCGCGTCCCTTATGTGTTTGGCAACTTCCTGTTTAACCGCATCCCAGGCTTCCGGGCTGCTTTTCAACTGCGCACGTAAAGCCAATACGTCACGAGCTTTTGCCGTGCTACTGATAACGTGCTTATTTATGAAGTCATCAGGTGCGGCATCCTTAACCGCTGCTTTTAACGCTGGCACTTGATCTTGTATGCGCATGCGCTGCATGAAAGCCTTATCAGCCTGTTTAAATATTTGCGCTGTGTCCGCACCTGCTGACTGTGCTGCTTTCTGCATATGCTGACGCAGTTTTTCTTTGACTATTGACGCTGCTTTATCTGATCGGTCGAACTGTTTAGATATGCCCGCGTTAATAGCATGAATTTTGCTTTGAGCGTCGCCAAGTGTTACCGGCTTGTCTTGTATTTTGCTTAGGTAAGTTCGTAGGTCACCGGGCAAAGACTCCCGCATAAGGTTTTTGCCTAGTTCAGCATCAACATGGTGTGATATAGTTTTGCCGTTTAACGGGATGTTTTTACCGCCAGATTTCAAAGCCTGATCGTATAAATTTTTAGCTTTGCTTAAGTTCTGCGCATCGATTCCTTTAAGCGCGTTAACCACTTTTGCGCCGTTGTCCAAAGTTTCGCCAGAAACTTTTGGCAGTGTGTCCACAAGTTGTCTATTTTGTTGGTTAAATAAGTTAGATAATTCATCGCCCACTCCCGCAATTCCTGCTGTATTTTTCTCAAAAGTAACCTGCACAGGGTCACCTGTTAACTGACCTAATGTAGACTTCATTCTTAATCTATCGAATGACGCTTTTTTGGCCAAAGCATCGAAATTTAATTCTTTGCCTGTATTGATCGCTTTGTGCACGTCGTTAAGCATCGATTGCTTAACACCATCGCTTAATCGTTCAAAGTCTATCCCACGTTTGCCTAATTCTGATTGAATGTTGCCCGCTACTGTTTTCACAGTTTCAGGGTTAAAAACCTGTTTGGTTTTTTGCGCAAGGCTAGATAAGCCCTTGGCTACTGTGTTTACCAATACCGGCGCAATACCGCCAAGTACCGCGCCACCTATGGCCTGCTCGGCTTTTTGGTTTAGCACGTCGCCTTTGCTAGAATCAACCGGGTTCATGAGTGATGTAGCCGCGCCTACCTTAGCGCCCTGCATTGCCATAGCAGGTAATGTAGTTGCTGCTGCAGGTGCTAACGCACTAGCTATAGGAAGTGTGCCTACTACGTTACCTGCAAGTCTGCCGCCGTCTAAGCCTAAATCTTTGCCCTTACGCCAATTTTGCCGATAGTCTTGTTCAGATTGCTTGTACGCTTCATCCGCGCCCGGTAAACCAACCGCTTTATCAATCGCGCCAGTGTCAACACCAATTTTTTGCAAGCCTGCTTCTAGTAATTGTGCGCCTGCATCTATAGGGTCACGTAAACCACGCACAAAACCCCCTACCGGAGAATCTTTTATCTTATCTATAAGAGCGTCGTTCTTTTTGACCGTTACAGGCTTATCGTAGTGCTTAGATTTTATAAAAGCTAAAGCGTCCTGTTCCGTAGCACCTTCAGGTGCGTTGATTGTAAACTTTTTACCATCTGGCCCCGTTATATTATATTTTGGCATTATTCAACCTTTTCGATTGAGAATCCTTCAAAACTGTTTTGTTTACGTGGTACGTTTTCTGGCACATTAACAGGTGTACTTATCCTAGGTAGCTTCACCGGCTGATCGCCTCGCCCTGCTTGCGTCTGTATCTTACGTGTGGCATCTGCTAATGCTTTTTGAAAATCCCTGACAGCTAGTTTAAATTCTTGTTGCGAAGTAGCCCTATTCATACGCGCAACAGCCGATGCTGCCACTTGCCCTTCACGTTCCGTTAATTGCCCAAATCCGCGCATGTACTCAATAGCGGCTAAGAATTGTTGCCCTTGAACTTGTTCAAAACGCGCCTTCCATCCGGATGCATCCGTGCCGGGGACAAATGATTTTGCGTATCCTATGGGTGATTTCACACCTACTGATTCATCAAAACCCGGATGGTTTAACAATTCTTCTGACGCTCTCATCGCCGCGCCCATAGAATTTTCAACACCGGGCAATGCCTGTCCGGCTTTTGCTTGCAACTTGCCTGATTCACGCGCCGCCGCTTTGAGTGCTTCCGCTTGGAACGGGTTGTTCTCCATGCCCGGTATGCCTACTGGCATCTGCATACCTTGTCCCGGTACACCAACTTGACCTGATGCGCCCCCCATCATGCCACTGGCCTTAGCAACGTTAAGAGCGTAATTTCTACGCGCTAAGTCGTGCGACTGTGCGAATTGGCTTGCTGATTGGCTTAGCCGCGCGGCTTCCCCTGGGTTCATGCCACGAGCGGCTGAAGATTTTTCCTCACCAGTAAATTGATCAAAACCAGCATACCTATTGCCAAGATTACCAAAATGTAATTTTTCCGCCGGTGAAAGCCCTGTGTCAGATATCTCGCCTGTATCCATAACACTATGGATTTTTGGTTTTCCATCAGAGCCGATAGCGTTTATAGTATTTTTTAATTTAGGCGCATTTTTAAGCATCGTTTGCGCTTGCGCGATTAGATCAGGATTACCAGTGGCCATAAGGCTACCGGCAAAACCTTTTGTATCAAATTTACCGTCCGCCCCACGATGTTGACTAGCCAGTTCTGCTATTTGTGCTTTTAGCTGTTGCGAGCGTTGTATTTCTTCCCCTTCCATGCGCTGCTTGCGATGTGAGTTATACGCCTGCATACCCGCCTGTGCGCCTGCCGCTAGGCCGCCATCTGGATCCATAGCGGTTAAACCAAAGGCCATCAAGCCCATCCGTGTTTCTGGCGACATGTTCCTTAGAAATTCTAACATTCGGTTTATCTCCTACGTATTACCCGCCTTGTTTAGACATGTTTTCCGCTGCCTTTTGTATCGCGGCAGGGTTACCCGAAGCCGCTGCCGCGGCCATTGCTGCCACACCTGCCGCTGCTGGTATTATGCCTGGGGATTTAGTGGTTTTTGTAGTTCCGCCGAGTCCTGCTGCTTGCATAACTAACCTAGCATACTCATCAATATTTTCTTGCCTTAAGTCTTGTGGCATTTTCAATGTGTTAATGTAGTTCGACATGTTCTGGTCTTGTAAACCTAATCCTGCGCCCAGGAAATTCAAACCTTGTCCAAAATTATTCAAGTTCTGGTTAGCTTGCTGCATACCAAACTGATTATTTTGCAGTCCTAAATTAGCATTAAATTTCTGTGTGTCTAACACATTGTTTGCATTAAACTGTTGCGCATTTAATCTACGATCGATGTTATTAGCTGCGTTCTGGTACGCCTGCTGGTTCAGTTCACTGGCTGTGTTAGCCATGCGTCCTTGAGCATTTTCATAAGCATTAGCATACATGCCTGTAATAGAAGGTGCTAAATCCTGGTTAAGCCTTGACATCGCTAAACCTTCAGCTAGTCCTTGACGGCTTCCGCCATACTGACCACTTATTACTGCCTGGGACCTTAACCCAGGCATGACGTTTTCCATCAAATTACGCGCTGCGTTCTGTTGAATAGCGTTTGTTTGTTGGTCTAAATACGTTGTGTCCGGCCTTCCGGACAATAAACGAGACATGGCGTTTGTAGGGTCTAGCACACCTTGCCCTTGCCTTGCACCTGTTAAGTTAACCTGTCCTGCCCGCACCCTTGGTGCGCCGTTTATGTTGTCAACGGGGCCGTAGTTAGTGTTATACGCACCGTTCATAGCGTCAATTCCGCCGCTAGTAACGCCGCTGAACGCGGGATCGCTCATACGCTGTTCAAGTAGTTGCTGGTATTGTTGGATACCTTGCATGGCTGGATTAACATTGTCCCGGTTTTGCAAGTAGTTGTTTTCCATTTCCTGCAATAGCGAGGTATGCCCGTTTGCGCCAGTTAAAAACTGCGCTGCTGGTGCCCAAGGTGACGTTTTAGTTTTTGTGCTGCCGCCAAAAAGCGAACTCATTATGCCCATAATCTACCCCAATTTAAACCAAGCGTTGTTATAATAACCATAAAATCCCGCCCCTGCCCCTGGATTCCAGTTTGTTCCGTCCGCTAGTCGTATGTCGCCTTCTTTAGGTTTAACCGGCGCGACATGTGTTTTCTCAACGTGCCCCGCTGCTAGCAAGGTTATAGCGGTACGAATCTTAAAAAGTTCTGTCTCAACGTATCGGTTAAGTTCTACCCCAGCCGTCATCGGTTCAGGGATATAGTACACTGTACCACTGTTTATCAGTCTCATTCTACCAACGCCCTATATTTTCATATTCTATATTAAACGAAGATAACTTCCAAGAATATGAATTAATGTTCTCGAAACGAATTGTAATATAACGCCCTGAAACTAGAAACATATTCCTAACGGTACTACCTATAGTATGTACAACTTCCTGGAATACTGGTGTTTCCCCTGGGTGATCTTGGCTGCCTACTTTAATTTTTATGGTAGTTCCTTTTTGGCCGGTTATTTTAGGGTTTATTTCTTTGACGAGTTTAATTATCTCCGAATCACCGAAAGTAAAGCTTTTGCGTTCCACAAAACTAGCTGGTAATACACCTGATATGGATAAAGCACCATCCATCATGTACAGTTTAGTACTGTCAGAAGCCATTATTACACGGCTTATCGACGGTACATAGTCCCCGCCATCCCAAGGTAACTCATCAGCACCCCACGGGTCGGGATCTGCGTCCCATGTTAACGCTACCGCACTATCTACCGCGCCATAGTTAGCGTGATTTATAGAAGGCATGTCCCGCAAAGAAACGGTTTTGTCAACATAGTTGTATACAATAGCTTTATTGCAAACGGAACTTCCTACGCTTGGATAACATATAAACGCTTCGTTGTAAAAAGGATTCTTAAACACAAAGGCTTTGTACTGGTTGACACCGTCTATACTTCTAAATAGCTTACGTCGAACAACTTTATCTAAAATAGAAGTTGCCTGTACGCCGTCATGTACCACAATATCATTAGTAGTCAGTACTATATGGAAACCATCTATTTCAGTTATGCAATTGCGATTCATCGCGCCGGACATGCCCATTACTTTAGACGCTCTATGAATGTACTGGCCGCCCGTAAAATCTAACCGCCATACCGAAGCTTCTTTGTAGATCATTAAAGAGTCACGCAAAGGTAAGCCGTCTATGATCGCATCGTAGCCTTCTGCCAGGTCGAACTCGCCCGCGTCTTTAGTTGCATCGGCTTCATTCCATGAGATAGGCACTGCGCCTGGGTCAGCAGGGTGGGACCATTTAACCATGTAAGGGTAATTAACCGCGCCCTTAGTAACATTCAAAGCTACTAAGAAATTTTTATACGCTCTTAGTGACTTACAGTAAGTATTTGCTGGCCAATTGGTTAAAGCGGTCAGCTTACTAGCTGGGCTTAGGTTCCACATTTGTGGTGGATCTACTGTATTCCCTGGATTAAGTATAGGTACTCCGCCCAATACTGTCGACGTCCAAGAATTCGGAGTAGCGGCGTAGTTAACGTCAACCGATGCTGTTTGTCGTGTTATGTTTGTATGAACGGGGGCCCCTGCCGTTACCGTACACACATAAACTTTATTCAATCCTGCATACATCCAGTAACGATTTGCGCCAGAGTTAACTGGTAGTACATGATATGGAACTATAGAAGGCGCCAAAAAAGGTTCGTTATACCCCAATACTTGTGTAATCGACCCGTCTAAAAAACGTACGTTGTTACAATCCGTCCAAGCGTTAACGGGTAATTCTTGGTCTTGTACGTCTTGCGTAACCCCAAATTGTCCTAAATTGTCTACTTGTATCAACATTTTAAGCCTCTAATATCCCGTACAATTTAACCGTTCCTGATATAGTATTTAATCCATCCGCTACGAATTGTGTTACCGTAGTAAGACGCAAGGCATCCAATGTACCAGCGATATTACTAGGCCTAGTCCATAAATAAACCTGTGTAGGGCTTTTTAACCACACCTGGGGGATTAGTGTACTGTCACGTACAGCAAAAGTTTTCATTTCTAAAAACTGGGTTTCCGTAGGTTTAGTTGAAACCGGCACCTGCATAATTGCGCCAGGTGGTATATAGTTTATGCTTCCTACTGGCCTGTCGTCCCAGGCACCATTAGCTTTAGCGTATAAATAGCACGAAAAATCAGCGTTGCGTCCTTTAATTTGCCCTGCTATATCTGATACCACTATCCTAAAACTATTATACAGTGGGGCATACCCAGACATATCGATTTCTATTTCACTTACAGAATTAAACGAAAAACTGTTCAATAATCTGTATCTAGGTGTGACAATAGAAACATTCTCGTCCGGGCACTTTAAAGTAATTCTACTGTTTAACGCTACATTATCAAAATTTACCGCAGCGTTTTTAGTACCCGGTGAATCGGTGATATTCAAGCCGCGCGAAGTAGTGTTATAAAGGGACTGCGTATTTGCCGTATTGGCGAAATTAACACCTACTTTAGGTTTTACTGTGGCTACTGTAACCGTACCCGTCCAACTTGCTACGCTGCCATCGGTTTTTAATAACTTTCCTGCATTTCCTACTTGTCCGGGTAAAGAGCCGTTTAGTGACGTGGCCGTAACAAATCCTACTGTAGCAATACCCGTACCTGTAGAGCCGGTAGCCCTTGTAGGCGCTTTAGGTACTCCAGTAAAAGTAGGTGAGTCAAGTGTCGCTTTACTTCCTATTTGCCCTGCTAGATCGCTAGTTAAACCTACTAGATAATTGAACTTAGTTTGATCTATAGTAATCGCGCCGCCCAGACTAGGAAACGTATTCAACAATACTTTCCTTAATAAACGTAAGTGGTCATCACCTTCTAGCCGCTGGTCTAGCGAATCAGGATAACTCACATTAAGAGTGTTTATATAAACTGCACTTTCTATTGTCATGATATACGTTTACCGTAAAGTCGCCACCCGCCAGATATGGTGTTGGCTACATTGCTGGTGAAAAACTGTATCCCGTTAAACAGTCCAGATGTCTTGCAAAGTATACTAAACAACGTTCCGCCACTGTACGCCCCGTATATGAAAGGTCGTTTGCTAGTAAGTGTTTTCCTTATCGGTATCTCTGCTGCACCTTCTTGGCCTAACACATATGAAACTTTGCGTATTACCAATGCTTTGTCACCACCTGACGTACTTCCTAGGTCACTGCTATAGCTACTAGCGGTGTTTACCCATACTCCGCCCACGTTAAACCTACTGTATACCGCACTTTCGGACAATATCGAAGTAGTGTCCACTTCCGAAATTTCTAATAAATAGTCATCGTAGCCGTAGGTAAACATTATGTCTAAAGTCTGTTGCCCGGCTAAGTACCCCGCATTAACGAGTTTATACCTAGGCGTAATTATAGTCATACTTCTACTAGGCAACTTAACCGTTGTAGGCGATCCTGTTTGCAGTGAGGACACATCAAAAGTAGCCACTTTTGTTTCATCTGCAATATTGGTTACTGAAGCATTAAAAAATTTCTTATTTTTAACTGTATCTGTTCCTGTTACAGTTACTAACTTACCGTTTACCCCGGCTGTAATTATGTTTGTGTCTATGCTGTTTGACCAAACGCCGGATGCACCGTCGGCTTTTAGCAGTTTGTCCGCATTACCTGTTTGACTTGGTAGTACTCCAGACAACGCCGCACCTACTACATAGTCTAAATTTACAACTATATTGGGCGCCAAATCAGTTAAACTTACCGCTGGCACGCTAGGTGTCCCCGTCAGAACGGGCGAATCGCTTGGTGCTTTAGTATCTAGTTGAGCCTGTAGTGCTGAAGTAACACCGGACAAGTAGTTAAAAGATGCGTGACCGGTAACTATTTGTGCCGATACGTTAGGGAATGTATTCTTTAATACGCTTTTCAAAAGCCGTATGTGGTCATCCCCCTGCCGCTTATCATCGCTGCCGGGAGGGTTGGTTATTACCAATGAGTTAATGTATGTTCCTGTTTCTAAGGCCATGTTGTAGGAACTCCATATATTCTTACCGTACCGCCTATTTTACCCGCGCCAGATAATCTAACACCTTCGAGTTTTCCTTTTTGTGCACTTACTGGGTTGTTATAGCTGGACACTAACGATGATCCGCTGCCGACATCATTTTCCGCCGTAAACACACCAAAACCTCTTTGTGTAGTGCTTTTAGAAACAGAAGGAAGCCACATGTCTATTACTGCTTTATATCCAACAAAATTGTATACCAACGCACCGTATACTTTCATGGGTGCCGTACCACTAAAACCTTGACCGGCTGTAAAGAACTGCTGCCACGTACCGTCGACTTTAAATTCCCAATAAATATATGCCGGGAACGTTGATATACCTGTCCATTGTAGATCAATGAATTCTAGGTATATCTGATCGTATTTCGTATTATCGAATAACACTTCCATAACACCAGACACGCCACCTGGGTATGTATTTGTTCCTACGTATACCTCATCCGGTACATCTATAATGGTGTCATATTGGCTTAATGATACCGTCTTGGTTGTTCCTGTAGTTATGCCTGAAGTGTCGAATACCAATTCTTTAGACGTTAGCACTGAATCGGTAAAAATACCGTCTACCAATGTTTTATTCCTTGCGGTTTGCACACCGTCTGTAGTCAGAAAATCAGTGCCTGTGGAGGGCTTAACTACTAATATGTCAATAACGTTTGTCCATTTGCCGTTTGCCCCGTCAGTGCTGAGTATCCAGTCTATGCGCCCTGTCTGCCCTGGTAAACTGGCCGGAGTAGCTATCATATCTTGTACGTATTGTGCGGTAGCCATCTGGTCATCCGACGACCCGTCAGGATACGGCGCCGTAGGAACTCCGGTAAAAGCCGCTGAGTTTATTGGTGCTTTAAGGTTTATCTGGGTTTGCGCATCGCGCACTAAATTTTTACAGTAGTTTAACTCCGTTGTAGTAGCCGTTATAGCTGCCGTTATGTTAGGAAACGTATTTTTTACTACAGTTTTCAACAAACGAATATTCTCATCCCCTTGTAGCTTCTGATCGCTATCTAAAGGATTCGAGCTTACTAGTTGGTTTATGTAGCTGGCTGTTTCCAGTGGCATACTACCTACCCGCTAAAAAATCTGCGTAAACGCCGCCTGTGCTACGGTCAATTTCAGTAAACATGATTGCTTCGCTAAGTTCACTTGCATGTTCTAGCATTGCCGCTTGTAGGATAGTGAAATAGCGTTCTTTCCAGCGGGCAAGAAACTCTGTGTCCCGTATAAAATCGCCTACTTCTACCATCAAAGCGGCAAAATACAAGTCAAAATGTTTTGTTAAAACGTCATTTGTATTTGTTGAAACTAAATCCAAACCAAACCTGTAACGCAATACGTATTCGTAAGCCGCGTCTGGCACGCAATCGAATTTTATACCTTCGTTATCGACGGTATAGTATCTTGGTTCACTAGATACAGTTTGCATCCTTAAATCTTGCGGTAAAACGTACTGTACTTTTCCGAATTGTGTTATAGGTTTTTTAAAAAGTGTTTGGTGCGTCCTAAAATCTGCTGGCACTGCATAAACGTTAGTAATCGTGTCCGTAGTAAACGTGTACGACTTTTCAAGCAATCTTGACGGAAGATCGCGCACTAATGCGGCTTCCGCCAATTTTGTTAGTGTATCTATATCACTCGACAAATGAGGGCGTTTAGAATACCCATAAACCATTGTTTTTAGTTCTGTGTAGTCCATCTATAGCCCCTTGTAGCGTTAAATCAAGTCGCTTTCTACTTTCTTGCCCTTTTGCTTTTTTGCGGCTTCTTGCTTTTCCGCTAGTTCCCAATGATGCACGTAGCCTTCATCGTTCGCCGCTTTTTCTGCTTCTTTGTCTAAAACTAGCTTGTACGTGCTGTCATCCAAATACATCATTTTAGGGTAGTTTTGCATATTAACTCCAAAGTTAACAGGGCAGGAATTAACCTGCCCTTATGTTTATTACTCAGTTACACGACACATGTGGAGCGGTCTTACTGCTACCGAACCATAAAGAACGTCAATACGAGTTTTCTCAAGGTCATTAACACCGTCACCAAACGTCATAACGCGAACTGATATGCCTTTTGCATTGGCGGTGTAACCTTCACAACTAGCGATTACAGGCAACGGAACCATCGCCAAGGTGTAAGCGTCCTTGTGCAACGCTAAGTTTTGACGGTATCCAGTATTAACCGAACCCATAAACGCTAATGCTGCCGCGTTAGCGGGTGAAGCGTTAACAGTGGTGCCCGGTGAAGTTGCATCGATTGCTGGGTAAATTGGCAGTGTAACTGTAGTAGCTGTTGACGTAACATCGGCGGTAATTACGAACTGACGCAACCACGGCAATGTAGCATTCGTCAACGGATGTGTAGCAAACACGCCAGCGATGGTAAACACTTGACCTTTTTTGAACGTGTCACCAGCAACCACGCCGCCCAACAACAAGTTAGAGCCTGTTTGCCCCGCGCCAGATACCGTCGCACCACCAGTTTTACTACCATTTGTTATAAAAGGCAACGAAGCAGATTCAAAGAAGTCAAAGCCCTGTGCACGCCCTAGCACGCCGTTTAAATACTGATCGGCAATATCTTTCGACGGATTAAATAGTGCTTTTGACGTGTCAACCATTTCGGTGTTGATGTCATGGGAGATGATAGAACATCTGTCCGTGTCAGGGGCTAAGCATTGAGACATGCGTGAAGATGCCTGACTCCAAATTTTCATGGTTGTGGGCATAGAGCCTGCGGTGCCAACAACGTTAGGGCATGACGCTACTGCCTTAGCCAACAAATCAGCGTGTACTGCCGAAGCCAGTGTGTTAATTGCTGGGCGTAAAAAACGATCGCGGAAATCTTCGATTTTCAACACTTTTTCAAGCGTTGTGAATTGCAACGGAACGTGTTTTTGAGTGTCGACTTTCAAATTGACGAAAGTTTCGGTCTGATCATCGGCCGCGCCACCACCTGCAAATACTGCGCCGTCATAAACTTTAGAATCGGGCGGGATGCGGATACTTATAGTGTCGCCTTTTTTATAGCTGTTTGCCGGGCTTTGTATGTCCGATTCACGAGCACGGTTAACTTTTGCTAAAAAAGGCACTTGTTCTTCAAGCAAGGCCGCTGCTTCACGGGCGATCATTTGATGCGTTAGGATTGTATTTGCCATGATTTTAAAATCTCCAAAAAAGTAATAAAATTATCTTCGCTTAGTTTGCGCCGTCTGTTGAGCCTTCCGATAATCTAGATACTCATCATCGGTCATTTTGGCAGGGTCTTTTGGCGCTATTTTTGAGCCAGTCCCTTTCAAAACTGCTGCTGTTTTTACAGGTGGTGCAACCTTCTTGCTATCCGCATACGCTTTATTGATCAACTTAATCACTTTATAGTCTGTAATCGAGTTAACTTCCTGCTCGGTATAGCCGAGCTTCGTGATAGCAAAATGTGACAATTTAGCTGCGTATTCAGCACCCCATCCGGGGATGTCACGAGTCAGAATTTCATTAGCTTTTTCGATTCGCTTGGCCGTTTCCTGCTGCAAATTCGATCGCCTTAAATTCTCTAATTCTTTTTCCTGCATTTCTGCGGATTGGTATTGGTCTTTCAATTGCGTGTACTGAAAGAACAATTTTTGTGCGCTTACCGGGTCTTGTTCACTGTAAGCGTTCCAATCTACAGTCTGGTACTCTTTTAGCTGAGTTTCCAACGCTATCCGCTTGGCTTTAGCCACTATAGCCGCATCGTCTACCTCTCTCGCTGCTTTTAACGCCTGTTGTTCAGCTTCTAGCGCTTTCCTTTGTTCAGCTACTTCTTGTGTTTTCCTAGTATAATCTGATTGACGTAACAATGCGTCTTTCAGTTCTTTCGGAACTTTATATTTTTTGTCGTTATAGTCTACTTCTTCTAGTTCGTCAAGATTTTCTTGATTTTCTTCGCTTTCTTGTTCATTTTCAGTGTCTTGTGTCTCATTTTCAACACCTTCCAGTACTTCCGTTTCAGCATTATCCGTTTCGGGTGCTTCCGGGGTAGTGTCTTGGATTTCTTCAGTCATTATTTTATTACTCCATTGGTTGTGGTTGCTGCGGTTCTAGCAAGGCTTGCGATTGCCCTTGCCCGGTTTCTTGCTCGGTTTCATTGGTTTCATCGGTTTCACTCTGTATCTCCTCTGGTTCCTGTTCATCGGGCATGCCGAATCTTTGTTGTGCCATGTCGTCAATTTCCTGTGAGATATCACTTGACTCTGTGGCTGCTTGTATCGTTTCAAAAATCAACTGCTGGACATCTTCAGGCCGCATACCTGAACTAAGCGCACGTAGGCGTTCTGTTTCAGCCCTGTGCGCTTCAATTTCCAGCTTTTTGATATCAATAAGTTTGTCATGCTGCAAATCTTGATACTGCTGCTGCAACTGCTGTAGCTGCTGCATTGCCTGTTGTAGCTGCTGCTGGAATTGTTGCGTAGCCGCCTGCAACTGCTGCGCTGCTGGATCATCCGTATCGGTATTCTGTACTTGTGGCGGTAGCATCGCTTTGAAACGTTCCGCGATCTTATCCGCACCCGGCCAGTCTTGGTTTTCCGCCAGTATGTCGACAATCAACGGCGCGCCTTGTGGGTACGTTCTAAGCATTTCCGTTATCTGGGCGACTGATTCCATGCGCTTAGTCGTATAACTCGCGCCAGATTCGACAACAACGTCGTATTTACCTTTAGCCAAGTCGTACACTCTGGATTGACCTGGCAACTGATTCGCTTCACCAATCTTCACGGATTTGACTTCATTCTTCGATTCGCCGAGGATACGAATCATACGTTCACCCGTGTAAATCTTAGGAATCAGGTCAATCAATATGCAGCCGGTATGACGTAGCGCGCGTGATCTATTGTCAAAAAAGTGGAAGTTACCAACATCGCCTTCCTGTTGGCGCAATGCAATGGCCTTGCCGCTTGTCTCATTCGATCTTGCACCTAAGGATGCGTCGTGCATGTTGAGAATCGCTTTGATGTCATCGGAAGCGTTCATAGCTTCCTGCAATGCCCCTGCTGGTACACCTGCAAAGCCTTCTTTTGTCGGTCTTTCACCGTCATATTCGAGATACGCATACGATTCAGTGTTTGCCTTTGCCCACTTTGCAGCATCGCTGGTAAACGTTCCTTTCTTACCAATCCAAGGGTTTTTTGGCGCAAGTGCTACCAATTCTGTCGATGTCGTGCGCCAGTAATTGAACATTCTTTGAGCATCCTTAGCTTGATTTATCATAGATCTAAGGTATCTCTTACCTTGCACGTTAATTTCTTCGCCATACACCGGGATAATTGGAATATACTTACCAACCCATTCGGTTTTATCTAGTTCATCCACGCCGCTTATTATGTGCTGAGTGACTTTGTAGCCTTTTGTCTCTCTGTCACCCACTACCGTTATTTCTAGCGCGTCATAACCGATTTTGTTGGCTAAATATTCGTCTTTATCTACGATTGTGTTATCCGACAGTTTTAAGATCGTTTTCCTGATGCTCTCACGTTTCCAATACTCAGCAATTTGTACCATCTTGTCGGATCGCCACGTGTCGTTTAGCTGTTCGTATTCCGCCCAGTCGCTAAGTTCCGCGTTCTTATATGCTTTTAAAAAAGCATCTTCGGGCAATCTATCAATTACAAAAGCACGATTCCAGTCACTTGAATCCGATTCAGTACTGTCAGGATCACCCCACACCGCAAACGGGTTTGCAATGCGTTGAATCTTAATGTCTTGGTCAAATGTATCCTCGTATGCGTAATCAACATTGACACGCCAGTAGCCAAAACCGTTTGACACTGCGCACTCCAACGCTGTGTCATAAGCTGCATCTGCGTTAGAGTTATATTCTATGTTTCTTATAATCCCGTTAAAAATCTTAGCCGTCTCAACGTCTGCGTTATCGTCAACAGGGCGCACTTTAATCGATGTTTTGCTTTGTCGTGCGTCATTGATTACTTGCTTAATGTTCGCGGGCATCTTGTTGATAGTTAAACAAGGCCTTTTCTGCAGTTTCCTAGTGTTTATTTCATCGAAACTCCATTGTTCGCCTAAACGGCCAAAACGCAGGTCTGCAAGGCCTTCCTCGCGGTTCTCACGTTCCATTTCTACGCAAATATCAAATATTTCTTTGGCTTCTTCGACAATTTTGTTCATCCCATCCATCCCGTATGTGTAAATCTCTCTTTGATGACGATACGCGCATCGCCCGCCGGCTTAACCTGTGCGATATTCATCCCTGAGCGTTTCAGGTAGCGCGTTGCGTCCATCAAGTGATCGTCTTTTTTGACTATATGGCCTTTATCGTCCCTGCGATACAGCCTGAATTCACTCAGCCAGTTACCTAAGGATTTAAACACCTTCAGTTTGCCTGTGCTAAGTGCTTGCCATACGTCATAAATACCTGATTCCACGCCGTTATCGGCTTCCGTCAAGTTAAGCCCTAAGTCACGATACTGTTGCAGTAACTGAGTTCCGTCACGCTGACCGCGTCCACGTGCTGCGGGGTCAATAACGCCCGGTATCCAGTCGCCACGTGCTCTTATTCCGTCCGCATGTAAACTAGGTTCTTTCTGCCCTTGGTAATATTCTGAGTATAAGTAGGTCACGCCTGATTCTGGATCGCGTGCACCCCAAATCGATGCTGTTCTGTTCCAACCCACATCCAAACCATACGCACGCGGCCAGTAATCGGGAATTTCAAAGTCGTTGACTACAATCTCAGATTCTGGGACTTGATAGATCGCGCCGGCGCCAAGTTGAGGAATTCCTTTCGATCTTGCATCACGCTGGTATGGCGGTATCGCTTCATACATCTCAGCCTTAACGGATTCGCTAAGGTGCGGTACATCGTCCCACGTTGCAGTTATGACGTATCTACCAGCCGCTGCGTTTGTTTCTTCTAGTTTTCCACCCGGCAAGAACAACATGACTGTGTCTGACATGCCTGAGAGCGGGGTAAACGTTGCCAGAATCATCCCACTATTTGTCATTGTGCGGGCTAAGCACTCGGTATAAACATCAAGCGGCGGCTCCTCGTCTAGCAAAATCCCGTCTTTTTCAGTGCCCTGAAATGACTTCCTGCC